CTTGCCCTTATTTGGCCCTGACTTGTATCGAATCTTATTCTTCTCTTGCTTGATATAGCGTTGCCATGCGTTTAACTTGCGACGCTTCTTTGGCTGCTCTTGCATTGTCTCTTCCAATACAACCGCGCCAGCCATTTGCATATCAGTCGGAATAACCGGCATTACTACTTCACCTTCTTTGATATACAATTGGAAAGTAGGTTGGCGGCCTTGTAATACTGCTGCATATTCATACGCGGGTATTGCTATCATATCAATAGGAATAACACGTTCTCCATCAGCAAGGACGAATCCAAGTAACCCGCCCGCCACAGCACCACCAGCAGCACCAAGAGGACCCAACGCCGAACCGAGGGCGGCACCTTCGATAGCACCGAGTCCCGCTTGAGCATATGGGTTTGAAACGACTTCTTCCGCTGCTCTAGCACTTCCGGCACTTCCTGCGCCTTTAGCAAATTTAGTTTCGCTAAGTTTCTTGAGGACTTTCCTTCCGGCTTTTCCTTTGACCATATAGTATCACATCCAAATTTTCGAGTATTTTTCCTTTATGTTAACATAGATTGTTTCCTGGTGATCCAAGCTTGACATTCTATGTTATCATTCACAGGTCTTGAGCCTGTGAAAGAATTTCATTCATGCGCTCAGTTGTAATTTTGATTGGCTCTGCAATTAGCATGATATCAATTTCCAAGGTATCTCCTCCTTGGCTTACCCATTTATCCGCTGCAACTCCAATCAATAAATCAGACACAACAGTGAATCCTTCTGGGTGCAAATCTTTCGGGCCGTAAAAATTCTCGACCACTACAAAGGTAGGCGCCATACCTCCCGGAGTTGCGCCAACGCATGAATACGCTTCATACACGCAAAGCACATCAGGTGATGCAATACCAACCTCTGAAGCATTCTCATATGCTCTAGTAGTTGCATAGACTTTCAATACACTGTTTTGTTCGGATGTTCCCGACCCACTTAGCGTGTCTGCAACCATATTGAATGAACCCGTATTCGGGTTGCCGCCCGATTGGTCTCGTAATTGAAATAGGACTTGCTTTATCGCTAGCCCATCTCTTGAAACCGGGTTCACATATGAACTCAAGTCTATTCGCCCATATAATGTCGTTCTATCGCCCGACCCATCAAGGTCGAATTGCATTCTATCTCTGAGAATAACGTCTCCTGCGTTTTTTGCCATAACCTTTCATGAATGGTATAGTGTATAAATATTATATTTGTCCCTAGTCTTGAACATCGGGGCTTACGCTGGCGAGATTAGGACGCAGTCCCACGAATCGAGCCGTTCTCCCTGACAAATTCAGTTAATTATTTATTAAACGCCAATTTCCGACAATCATGGGAGAACTAAGAACCATAATTTCGGCGAACATCCCGGTTTCGCTAGCGCAGAGGTTGAAAGGAAAAACAAAAGGTACACGCTCAAGAGTAGTTTCAAGAGCATTAAAGGCATATCTTGATGAAAAAGAGGCTTTCAATATCGAGGACATACCAACTACTGATTTATTGTTAGAAGTTGCATTTAGAACTGAATTATCAGACATGCAAAAAGAAGTCCTACGCCAAATATATCTTGAGGTGAAAGAATGAGTGGGTGGACTGTTGGCGTATGCTCAAGACCCGGATGTTATGAGAATGCTGCTCAAATGTATATTTTCAAAGATAGCAAACACAAATTTCATCATCCAATCTTCTTTTGTTGGGATTGCTATTATTTTATGCAAATTGATTTCAGTCAAAATTTTAAAAAATTAACAGCACCAAGAATTCGATTACTCGGTAAATAGAATATCGTTAAACCTACGAAATACATACATTGCTTCGTATTCTCCGTACATGTCCTTTATTCCATCGAATTGCTTGAAACTTATACTAACTTGCCATCCAATAGCGGCAAAATTTCCGGTGGTTCTATCGTATACCCTAGTAGGTGCTTTGTCTGTAGTGCGGTCTTTCCGTTGCACTTCAACATCTATGTATAACGGAGATGGGTATTTTTTTTCAGCAAGTCGTTGTAATTCGTCGTATGGTATGCGAGCCCTTGGCATATTGTTTCGAAAGAATATCTTCTATATTAACATAGAATGTCAAGCTAGGATCACCAGGAAACCATCTATGTTACTTTAGAACATTAACGTGTTACCGTTGTCTGCATATTTCAGTGGCGGAGGATATGGGCGTATTGGCCCAGCAGTAACTCCGGCCACATTCATTAGCGTTATCCATTCAGGGAGGTTGTTTGCAGCATCTCCAAATCCTTCGTCGTACGCAACCATATTAGTGGCACTCCTGAAGGCTGTTAGTAATTCGTTTTGTTCGACCATGTCTTGACTTGCGTTTGCTGCTAACCTGTTAAAATAGCGTAATGCGGTAGCCCCTGTAAGCATAATTTCTGGTCGAATTCCCCCAAATTTCCAAGTAGGAAATGTATTTCCTGCAACATTAAACACGTCATAGGACACGGCTGTATCTCTCAAAGTCTTAATTTGTGAATCTAAAAACTCGCTATACATGCCCATTGATGAGGATGTAGGATTTGCTTTAGTTTGTTTCACTTTCATGTAACAACTCAAACGTATATTTACATCAACTTGAGGGTCATTCCATATCATAACAGTAAGATAAACATGAGGACTAAACCAAGTAAATGTTGGTGTTGCTGCTACATTGTCATTTGGAAATCTAGTTACATGCAAACCAATGAAGTTGTCTGTTATGTCTGTATTTCGATTAATCCCAATTTCCTTGTAAAGCACATTGGGACTACCTGCGGCTTGGCCCCCTAAAGGAAAAGTATTGAGAGGCACAGATGGCCCCCAAGAATCCGCTTCTTGTGGCTGCATAGGGAACGGCGAAATAAACATTTGATAAGCCGCTACAGGCGAATCAAACCCTTGGCGATAAGGCATTAATCCGTTGTCATTGAATATGTCGACCGACTCCATCGCAAATTTATGTCCTTCTTGGAGATTAATGCGCCTTGTAATGTAACCGAACCCATTTTCATCGGTAGTTATTGCGCCTTCAATAGTGTCTCTAACTTCAACAATTGGCATTACTTACCCCCCTTTTTCTTCTTGCCAAATCCGCCTTTTTTAGCCATAGCCTTGAGATTTAACTTGCCCTTATTTGGCCCTGACTTGTATCGAATCTTATTCTTCTCTTGCTTGATATAGCGTTGCCATGCGTTTAACTTGCGACGCTTCTTTGGCTGCTCTTGCATTGTCTCTTC